GGGCTGGGAGATGTTTATAAGAGACAGGCCTGAATGAATACCGAAATCCGTATCAAGTTACTCGATCTAGTTAAGGAGTATGGCGATAGTCTCCTGCGGATGGATGCGGAGAAAGATATACAGAAAGCGATGGCCGAACGGGCAGAGTTAGAGTGTCAAGTGAAACCGGCGCATTTTAAGAAGTCAGCGCTCGCGTATTACAAAGACAAGGTGAAGATCACTCGCGATGACTTGGAAGAACAATTGGATCTGCTGGATGTGATTCGTGGCGATAGTAACGACTGACAGTAGAATAATAGACTTTAGGTTGACAACACAAAGAGAGTGTGTTACACTAGAGTCTCTTTCAACAGCGAGGTAGTTATGGCGCTCACTCATTGGATTCCCACACCGCATCCCAACTATAACGATCAAACGCCGTATTTGATTCATGAGTTGCGAGAAACCAAGCGGCAGTTGATCGAACAGATTGAAGCATTAAATCAACGGTTGGCGGTGATTGAACAGTGGTGTGATCGGCAGACGAGCGATGGGAAATGACGAGACCGATCTCGTTGGAGCAGCAACGGTTTGGTTCGTTGGTGGCACTGAATTACAGTGATCGATCCTGGCGCTGTCGCTGTGACTGTGGGAAAGAGATCGTGGTCTTCACCTCGCAGTTGCGCGATGGTCGAGTGACCTCGTGCGGCTGTCAGCCGAAAACAGCACCTTTGGCGGTCTTTTCCTCCTCCAAGACGGTGGCGATGAAGGTGAAGGCGATTGAAGTCGTGCAGCGGGTGGCGGAGGCGCTTCAACAAACGCCGTTGCAGACCAGTCGCGAGTTAGCCACACAGATCGGGGTCTCGTATGGCTCGTTGATCGGTGTGATGAACGGCATGATGCGCAAGGGAATCATCGAGGTCGGCAATGCGAAGTTAGCAAATAATCACAAGACGCCGGTCGCGCAGTGGCGGTTAGTGGTGCCTCTTGAAGGCGTGCCTTCCTATTACGTCAAGCAAAAGTCGGAGCCTCGCGAGTTTTGCTGTTGTTACAATGCCGTGCGCGATATTGGGATTACTGAAGAGGATCGACAATGGATGAAGCGCTATCGAACACAGTGGCAGAATCGGTATCGGCGAAACGGGCAGACGCCGCCCATCAGCAAGTTCACTTGAGTCTCGAAGAGATGGAACAGGTTTTGCGTTACTGGGAGTCTCTCGATGGGGTGAAATGGGATGATGCAACTCGTATGGAATGTTCCGAGTTGATCGAAACGCAGTTGTTCTCGGTGGACGATTGGAAGTCCTATTTATCGAAAGTGCCGGATGACGTGAACGAGCGCTATCGTAAAGTGATGAAACTCTTATTGGAGAAGAAGCTGATTACGCAAGAGTCCTTTGTTGCGGAGTTGGAAGCGATGGCGATGTTCAGTCCAGCGACCCTTACGCGCCGTGGCAAAGACTTTGCGGATTGGTATCGTGCGAATCCTTGAAAATACGGATTGACAATGAAACTGACTTTCGGTAGAATAAAGAGGATGGTACTTACCGACCATCCTCCTTTGGTGAACGAACTTGGGCGATGGTTTTTGGATCATCGCTCTTTTTTTAAGGCGTTTCGATGAAGCCACCCACTCCTCTTCACTGTATTCGCTTGCATTGCATGAGTTGCAAACATGGCAACGAATGGGAAGTGGCGAATTGCGAGAAGGTCTCTTGTTCGCTTCATCCTGTTCGTCCCAATCAAGGATTGCACGGCAAGTCGCCCGAAGACTATGACTTCGATGAACTGGAACAACAAGTCTTGGATAATCTCAACTTCAAAGGTTTGAAGGAATTGATCAAATGAACGATCAGCGGGATGAGGTGATGGTGGCCGTGATGAACGCGGATTGGGAGAGGGCGAAGGGCTTGATTGAGCGCATTCAGTCGTCATCCCTGGTCGATACCGAGTTTGATCTTACGCCTTGTGAGACGAATGAATTTGAGAAGGCCACCGACTTCTTACCTTTTCATGGATGGGAATCGGCGTGAACAAGAAGTTTCTCGCCCTCGGTCGAATGAAGTCCGGTGAACGCAATAAGCTCGAACAGGCTTATGAAGCGCACTTGGAAGCACTCAAACAAGCTGGCGAGATTCAGTGGTACAAGTTTGAAGGGATGAAGTTTCGTTTAGCGGATAACTGTTTCTTTACACCAGACTACGCTGTGCTTTTAGCAAATGGTGAAATGGAGATGCACGAGGTAAAAGGCGCAAAGGCGATTTTTCAATGTGACGCTAAAGCCAAGATAAAGATTGCTTCTGAAATGTACCCATTTAGATTTATCGCAATCTTCCCTATCGCTAAGAAGTCTGGTGGTGGTTGGAGAATCGAGGAATTTTAAAGGGTTTCGCAAATAGCTAGAGAATTAAGGAGTGTTAATGAGTGAACAACACTGGCTCCTGCACAATCAGAAAGCGCATTATTGTCAACCGCTTCCGGGTGAAGCACAATTCCTCACTCGTTGTGGTAAACGAGTCCATCCCTTGTTTCTAAAACAGCCGAAGGAGAATGACGTGCGTTGCAAGTTGTGTGTGAAAAGCGTGGAGAGTCTCGATGAATGAATGTGAGAATCCTCGCTGCGTGTGTCGCGAGCGGCACTTTGCAAAGATGGTTGTGGAGAATCAGGAATTGATGTTGAAGTTGATGGAGATTCGTCAGTCCTCGAAAGGCACGATTCTCAATGAAGATGGTGATCCGATGTATGCCTTGGTTCCACTTCACGTACTGAATGATCAGTGAAACAAATGGCTTGGTTCTCAAATACCAAGTCGCTCGGTTGTGTGCAGATCTTTTGCGTCAATGGGCGTTACCGATTCAAGGACGCTGTAATGCCTCGTTTCATTATGTGTTTGAGATTAAACGCTTTCAGGTGTGGGCTTATTGGCGACCGATGACCGTCGCTCGGTATGAGCGATTAACGAGTGATTATTTAGGACCTCACATTCCCTTGTTTGCATCACGAACACAGTATGTCGATGATGAAGAAGTGGTCTATGAAGGGTATGACTTTTGTTTACGCAAACACACATATCGGTATGTTCCCTTTTACTTCGTGATTCCAGCGTTTGTTTTAGAGTCGCATTGGCCGCACCCGCGTGAATGGCGCTGGCATCCGGCGATTCGCGTGACGAAGGGTTTAGTGAAGTCTCTCTTGCAGAAGGAGCATAAGATCGGTGGCTGGTCAAAGAATCCACGTGGACGGTTACTCATTCCAAAACGAACAGGAACTTCGGGTGTATTGGGGACTGTTAAAGATGGTCAAGGATGGGCGAGTCTCGGATCTGGACATTCATCCGAAGTATCCTTTGACCGTGAATCAGAAGGTGATCGGACAGTATCAGCCGACGTTTCATTTTATGGATCACCTGCGTCACGAAGAGCGGTTTGTGCAGATCGTGGGCGGCAGCAATCCCTTCCGGGATTTTAAGAAGGCGCTGTTTGAAGCGCTTTACGAGGTTAAAGTGGAGGATTGGTCGTGACGGGAATTTTATTGAAGTTCGCCACGGTTTCTCGTAGTGTTCATTCGCTCACCCATGAAGTGAGAGTGTCTTGAAAGGCCAACTGCAAAAAATCATCGAATCCTCGTCACTGGCCTGCCGGTCCTGCCGGTTTTTCCGTGACGATGACCCCGACATTTACTACTGCGAATTGCAGCAAGAGGAGTTTCCGTGCTTGTGCGCACAGTATCAGCAACGGCCTGAATTGGCCGACCCGAGAACCGAGTGGACGGTGCCGGATGACTTATGACCACACGGCGCTGCAAAACGAGTTGATCCGCGATGAAGGTTTGCGTCTCACTCCGTATCGTGATTCCCTCGGCTATCTCACCATTGGCATCGGCCACATCATCGGCAAAGGCGAGACGTTCACGACACTGACGCGAGAGCAAGCACTGGATATATTGGACTCAGACATTATGATTGCCGAACGGCGACTCACCAATATCCTCCCGTCGTGGCGCTCGCTCGATGAGGTCAGGCAAAGAGCCGCGCTCAACTTAGTTTTTAACCTCGGTTACAAACTCGCCGATTTCAAACGCTTCCTTCACGCAGCCAAGAGCGGCGATTGGGAGAAAGCCGCTGACCATTTAACGAAATCGCGCTGGTACAAACAAGTGAAGTTGCGGGGGCCGCGCATTGTTCATGCGATACGCACCGGGACTGAGTGGACTGGACAATGAATCTCATCTCGCTGATCCAGTATCTCCATTCCCGCCGCCAGATGGCGTTGAACGAAGAGAGTCTGCCCTGTCCTTCGGCGATTCTGTGGCTACTGCGAGCGATAGGTTGTCTGCTTGTGCTGCTGTTCGTCGGCATTGTGATTCGGCTACTCACCCGGTAAGAAATGATGAAAGTGAACTTCCGTGAACCTAGCACTAAACGTGGTATCGTGATGACGATCACGGGCGGCATTGTGCTGTATCAACTCTTTTTTGGTTCCGGGAGTGCTGACGTCGATGGTATTTTAGCGCGCGTGGATTGGTGGTTAGGGATTGGTTTAACGCTGGCGGGGATGTTGGGATTGTTGCCGGATCGTGATCCTCAGCAACGAACCCGTGCTACAGATCAACCTTCTCCACTCCCGCCCATCGAACTCATGGGACGAAGCGAATCCGCCGAAAAGCGTCAAGCTGATCCAACTCTTGCCGCGCTCGACGAACTTATTTCTGGTACTGCTTTTTATCGCTATCGTGATCTTGATGATGAACTGGCGCATCCATCTAAACACACAGAAGTCAAACCCGAGGATTCATCGGGATGGAACGGGTAGGAGGAGAGCCGCCATGCACGATCTTTTGTTGGGATTTCTAGTGGCTTGTGCGTTATGCGCCGTTTTAGTCTGGGTCGTGACCGCTTCTCATCATCGTATGATGGTTATGGTTGCAAAACAGCGCACCGGTTATCGCCTTATGGACGGAAGGTCTTATTACCTCGTGGAAGAGTCTGAGTATCTTGAACTCAAAAAGGCGCAGCGTCTTGAAACCGAAAACAGCTTATCGGCTTTTGTGCCCGGTACGAGTCCTGCTCGTAATCGTCGGGTCACTGATGCTTGGATGCACGACCCCGTGCCATCCGAAGTTGGGTTTAAGCGACAAGGTGTTGCGAACCACGAACCTGTGGGATGGAACGATGATTATTGACTGTGTTTGGTCTGTAGAATGGGTGTGCGAATATCGATTTTGAAGGAGTAGTAGGTTTAAATGGATTTATGGTGGCTTTGGGTTCTTTTCTTTCTGAATGACGAGGTAAACATTATGGCTCTTGATCCTGGTATTATTGATTCCGTTTCTAATTCAAACTTCAAGACGGTCGCGGAAGCGGCGGCTGTGGGCCTAGCTCAGGCTCAAGCGATCAGTGCGCAGAATCTGGCTTCTCACCAGCAGCGGCTTCAACTGCTGGCGGAGTCTTCAATGGGACAGATACTTAATCGCATGAACGCACTCGATCCCGAGGAAGCCGCGTCGATTTCGAAAGTCGAGAAGAGCGACCTGGGCAAGATTATCAGCGAGTTGGGTTCGCAGATTGCCGGGTTGCAGCAAATGCTGAAAGGCGCGCAAACCACCCTACCGGAAACCGGGCGGTAAGCGATGATGGCGAGTCGTTGAGACTCGCCTCTCTTGAACTGCACGAGTTGATTGAGAGCATCGGGCAGTCCCGTGAGCTTGCAATTGCGAAGACGAAAGCCGAAGAGGCTGTCATGTGGGCTGTTAAGCATTTGACTCGCTAATTGAGCTTTGAAAGGAGATTAAAGCATGGAGGTGATTCCGAATGATGATTCATACCTTGAATGTGTATTACAACCCGAAGGAAATTCTGATGAAACTGTCTGAACTGGCTACCACGGTCACTGGCGTTGCGGCCCAACTGACCAAGGTGCAGAATGAAGTCCTGACCCGGCTGAATGATCTGGAAAACGCGCTGATTGACGTGGAAATCCCAGAAGATGCGGCGGCGGCGATCAATGGCCTGCGCACTCAGGCCCAGGCGCTGGATGACATCGTGCCCGATGTTGTTCCTGAACCAGTGACTGAGTAAGTGGATTGTGGCGAGCCGTTGCCGACTCGCCATTGGAGGCTGTGATGCGAACCGACAAGCGTTTAGATGTCAAGCTCTCATTGGTGATTACCGACAATGAGAAGCCTTTTTCTTCATCGACGGTGACGTGGGAAGATGTGCCGTATGTAGGCGTTCTGGAAATCCAGAAAAAGCTGATCGCTTTTCTGACCGAGATGAATCAACTCGGTTATTCGATGTTGAACACGGCGGAATAAACGATGAAATCCTTTCTCTTGGCAGCACTGCAAACGATTCTTCGCTCGCTAGTAGGCGCGCTGAATTACGAGCGGATCAAGTTGTTGGTGATCGATGCCGAGAGCGAGTCGCTGACTGGTGAAGAGAAGCGGGCTTTCGTCATTCAGGAGGCGCGGACGATAGGATTAGCCATCGGCACTGCGCTGTTGAATCTGGCGATTGAAACCGCTGTGAACAACTTGAGGAAATAACATGGCTTACGTTGATGTATATAACGCCAGTATTGATGAGAC